CTTACTATATCGCAGGAGGAACAATAATATCCTCCATACATATAGTTGTTAAATTATCAGCACATTGTAATATACCAGTAAGCCTACACGAATTTATAGCTTTATTATAAGCAATTTTACCATCACCATTACCAATAACAGATGAATCATATCCACCCATATGCCATCTAATAGCAAGCATTTCCTCTGGGGTTAAATCCAATCCCCATTTAAGAAGCATCATTGCACTTTTTTCTCCATGTCCTATAGGGAATCTATCATTAACTTCATACCCATTATATGTTTCCCATAAACCTGTTGTTGGATTTTGCCTTCTTTTCGGCATCTTTTGATAAAACCCACATTTACATACATCATGTAATAACGAAGTTAAAATAATAGAATCATCAGTAATCAAATTAATACCATCATCACTTTGGGCATCAACAGTACTTCTTAGCATTTCAATCATACTATAAGCGGATTTTAAAACAAGTAGGCTATGTACAACCAACCCACCATCAAAATTGCTATGGTATTTAGTAGAGGACGGAGCAGTATAATAATCGGTTTCATTAGATAAAATTCGTAAAACAGATTCTACACCAACTCTGTCAATCGGCATAATCAAAGATTCAACTATTCTTTTTCTTTCTTCGATTGTCATGCCATACAAATCACGTTTTGTTAAAATTTTAATCGTTTCATTCATTTTCATAATTATTAGTAAATTCAACATCTTCATCAAATTTAATCATAAAAGAATCATCTTCTTTTATAACATTTTCTTCATCATTATCTCGTTTAATAGTCTTTTCTTCTATTAAATCATCTTCAAATTCGGAATCTGATGAATAAGTAGCATTAATCCTAACAGATTTAATTGGTAAATAGCGGTAATCAGCTATTTTTAATATACCATATTTTAAGTTAATATATTCATCAACCACATCATCATCCAATAACCTAAGTAATGTTTTTGTTGTACATGTTAATATCTCATAATACATATCGTATTTTTTAGTTTTTATATCTTTTTGCACAACACCACCAACATCAGCTTTCCATATTTTAGAGTATGCACTATCAACATCATCAGCAGCATATAAAAGACATTTATTGTCTACCCCTCTAATTATTATCTTATCAATTTTAATTGCTACATTGTTTATATTAATTGGATATAACTCAAATTTGTTATTATCAATTACATCTTGTAATGCTTCGACGTAAATAGGATTTATAAATTTTTTCATTGTATTATTTATAGATTAATTTATAGCAAAAGTAATTCATTTTTTTATAATATGCAAATTTAAAATGTTAAAAAATATTTAATCTTCACCTTTTATCATTTTTTCAAACGATTTAATTTCTTTAATGATTTCATCACCAAATAAATTAATGGCAAATTTTACATCCACTATATCAAGATTATAATATTTACAATATTCTCTAATTGTACTATCGCTTACAGAAGCTTTTTTTTCAGCTTCCTCTTTTGATTTTTTAGAACCCTTTGTATATATCCATTTTGGTACGGTTTTCCCATTGTATAGCATTCTATTCCATACACCAACAACATCAATATAATTTATACCAATAGAATTCAATGCTTGTGCTTGTAGTGGAAACTTCATTGAAAATGTTCTATTAACCATAAACCCAAGTTGTTTAATGTTTTCTGGTGTATATTTTTCTGATACATTAGTTAGAAAAACATCCTTAATTAAATCAAAATATATCGTACTCATCTAATTAAAATATATCATTTTTTGTGTTATAAGTATTCTTTATAAAATCAGAAAAAACATCATTATATTTAGTGTCTTTATTGACTACCCCTTTTTCAGCGTATTTCGTGCCCTCTAACAGGGTTTCTATTTTTAATGATGATTTGTCTATTCTCGTACCTAAAGTCCGAAATTGAGCGTCTAATGTGGCAAATTTCGCATTTATATCCTCAGGTATTATTTCAGAGGATAATTCAACACATTTTCTTTGTAATTCCAATCTCTCATTAATATCAAATGTATCAACAGGAGTTTTCATAATAACTTCAATATTCTCTTTAAGTTTTCCTGATTTTGCACATTCACATAAACTTTGTACATCATCGAAACCACACAAATCACGTATTTTTTCATAACGTCTACCACTTATACGAACTTTTCTACCACCATTATAAAATTCAAAAAAAGATGGAACATTATCACCATCATCACCACACATTATTTTATCAAGAAGTACATTCATTGGTTCAACATCAACGAGTTGCACACCTTTTTCAGAAGATATAGCAGAATTAATTCTGTTTTTTGGTTCATTGGAAGATATATTAAATATATCATTAGATACTGCGGTTTTTCTAAGCCATAGAGAACATTCACGTGTAACAAATATATTGTGCATATATTTACGACTATTAAGTGGATTATAAACAGCAACAAACGATTCGTTTTTTTCATTAAATTCAATTAACTGATGCCAGTCACTATCAGATGTAATAAATAATATACTTTCATTATCCTGCTTACTCTCTTTAAATAAACATGCTATATCATCTGCTTCTGCTTTATCTATTTTAACAATGCGAAATCCTTTATTACTAAGAATATCTATAATATCATTCATAGTATCAAATATTTTCTTCATGTCAATTGAATCATCACGTTTTCGTGTTCCTTTATAATTAGCACAAACGCTTTTTCTCCAAGCATTTGGAGAATCAACCAAAATATACACATTATCTGGTTTAAACATTCTTAATATATAACTAATATCCCTAAACACTTTCCTTGCAAACACCTCACACTCTTCTTTAGTACTAAAATTGGATATTATAGCACCATCACTTCCGTATTTTGCTGTGTACATAGAGCGGAAGCATATGTTACTGTAATCTATGCACATGTTTAATAATTTATTCATATTTTTATTATTTCATTATTTCTTGTAATTTATATACTGTTGCAAGCAACACCAACACTTTATCTATCGAAGTTGATAATTGTGATACGTAATTTGCTATTGCTATAATAGAACATGGTATCCTGTCTATTTTATCAGGATGTGTGTTGATAATAAAATTAATAAAATCTGTACTGAATGCTGCCATTGTACTATCAACATCACTCGAATAAGAACTCATAACTAGTTTATAATTTTCAACAGGGTCCTTAGAATTAAATATAGATTCAAATAAATCCGAACAATTAAACGTTTTAATAATAGCATCTCTATTGAGTTCAGTTATTCCTTGTGTAGATAAAGATTGTATGGCATTCATTATAGAACGCATATTCGGGAAATATGTTTTAACAAACTCCCGAAGGGTTTCGTCATCATATTTTATACCAATCTTTGAAATATTTAATACAGCAGAAACATAAGAACAATAATCATCAAACAATTTATTATTCTCCTCTACATTTATAGGATAGAAAGGAATACAATTAAAACGAGACTGTATAGGTTCTGGTATTTTGTTAATGTTATTACAATTTCCAATGAATCTAACATTATCTGAATATTTTTCTATAACTGCACGTAGTGCATTAAATGAATCAGTAGTTAATCCATCCATCTCCTCAAGCACTACTACTTTTTTTCCACTTGCACCATCAAAGGTGTACGTACCAGCAAAATTCATAATGGATTCTCTTATAACATCAATACCTCTTTCAGCAGATGCATTAATATATAATATATCATAACCTTCCGATAGTATTCTTGTTGCTGTGGTTTTACCACTACCTGGTGATGTGCTATAAAATAGCATGTTTTGGGAAAGCCCTTTTTCTAATTCTTGCCTAATTCTATCAGGCAATACCATTTTTTTGATTTCTTTAGGGCGAAAAATCTCTGTAAATAATTTACTTGTGAGTGTCATATTTTTAATTTTATTTTATATATCATTTTCTAAAATGTCCATATACATAATTCGTGAACTCGAATCAATTTTATCTTTTAATTTATCATATCCATACTTATCATTAACACACCACAAATATTTGGTGTTTCTAAGATTCTTTCGTGTCCATATATTTTTATCATAATCAAAAAAACCATCTGTTATAATAATACATCCGTCATATTTTTTAGTAGAACGTTCATTAACATATGTTATAATATCATCTACATTTGTACCACCCCTACTAACAGTTTGAATAAATTTTGGAGATTTTGTAAATCTTTGTAATGTTTTATCATATACTTTGATATCAAACTGAATCATATCCATGGATATAACACCGCATCTAAAAAATCCACCAACAAATCCTAATAGTTTTGCAATATGTTTTTCTGTAATAGAACCCGATGTATCACAAATAACTAAAATATTAGTAGTATATTCACTACGACTACCCATTTGTATATATCCAAACCTACGACTTGGTTTCATCCTTGTCATACACCTGGTACCACTAATAATACTTGCTCTAAACATTTTAAGAATATTACTATAATTAAAACGTTTAACATCTTCTGCCAATATTTTTTCTTTAATATCATTACATATGGAACCCCATTGTTTTGTAGAATCAATAAAATTTAAAATCTTATTGATTTCATTTATCATAATATCATCTTCATCCCACTGTTGCATATTTTTATGTATATCACTCACAGTTTTAGCCATATCATCTTGCATATTTTGTGGTAATGGCTTTGGGTGTGAATCATTTTTGGTATCTCCATTATTAGATGTATTATCACAGACACCATCATTATTACTTTTTGGAAATGCTTTGATTATCTTTTTATAAGTACCCTCATATGAATCTAAAGAATTATATTCATTTATTAAAATATCTGATAGTTTTACCAATTTAACATGTTTTAGGGGTATCAATGTACCAATAACTATGTTAGAAGCAATATAAGATGCAACAAGATTTGGAAGTTTTCGTTGATATGGATGTTTTAAAAATATTCTTATGCATTCAATCTTGATATATTCTTCCAATGAATCATCATCAACATCATCAAAAAAAGATTCCTTAAATAAAATAGCACCATTACCACATGCAATATTATGCACAGTGTCGGTGAATTCTATTTTATTCATGCACAGCATTATATAATATGCGGGTTCTTTCATAAACCACAAATTTTTAATATGTTCTATCCTATTAGTTAGTTTTTCCATAATTAGATATCCATATCTTTAATAAATTTTGTGATATATTCTTCTACTTCACTATGTTTCATAACAAACACATTAAAGTTGGCATACATAGAACTTTCATAATTAGATGCAATATAGCCCAACAATTCCTTATGTTTATATTCCATTAGTTTCAAAAACTTTAAGAAATTGATTGCATACAAATCCATATTATCTTTGCTCAACATGTTATATTCCAAATTAATATAATTGCATAAACGGTCGCATAATGACATTGCACGGATTATATCTGATTCTTTAAGTTTATTTGACACACTGTCAAACGATATAAGTACTTCTTTTGGTGTAACAAATCTACCATTCTTAAAATTGTCATAAAATGCTGCACCAGCCTTTGAACCAACAATACCGCAAATAAGTTTTTTAAACTTCAAATCAACATTACTATTATTTTCATCGTCTGATGAATATTCTTTAATAATATTGGATACACGAATCCATGAACGTCTATCATATGACTTCTCATTGATATCACCACCTGCATCACATATATAATCCAAGAATTCATTATGAGATGATATAAAATCAATAACACTATCAGAAATACCCTTTTTAATTGCCCACGTTAACCATTCTGATATTGTAGGTTCAAATGTGTATATATTAAAACGTGATATAAGAGCAGGGTCTAAATCCGTTAAAATGTATTCATCACCCGAATTAATAGCAGAAACAATAACACTACCTTTAGGCAGTTCCTTTCCTGCTATTTTACGATTAAGAACTAAATCCATTACAACCTGAAGTAATTCAGGGCGAGCACGATTTAACTCATCTAAAAATAAAACAATAGGTTGTCCATCAATAGGGAACCAATACGGAAGCATAAACTCAGTAATACCCAATTCCTCATTTTTATGTGGTAATCCGATTATATCACCAGGGTCTGACATTTGTCCTAAAAACAAAGGAACAACTTTCATACCACTTTTAGTATAATATTCTGTAATAATTTCGGATTTACCTATACCATGTTTACCACATAGCATAACATTTTGTTCAGATGGTGTATACTTTAATGTATATAACAACTCATCTACATTTAATTTAACATTCATTTTTTTCTATTATTTTTATAAAGTTATTAATATCTTCCATAATATTATCATATTTAATAATAAACGCATCAGCACAATCATCAGATACTTTATTCGATGATACATTATTATTGATAAGAGCAATAGCATAATCATACATATATAATATATGTATATCATAATCTTTTTTGATAGAAGATTTGATACACGCATTAATAGTATTACATTTAATATTATTTAATTTATGTAACTTCATAAACCCACCAATATTGATAAGTCCAGCAATAACAGAAATTAAATTATCAAAAATAGCAGTAATATTTGGCAAATCAATAAAATAATAATAATTAGGATTGACGGTTTTAGTATTTTTATTTGTAAATAAATAATCTATACATTCATTATCTACAAAATTAAGAATTACATTTTCACGAAATACACTCTCATATCCATTATTAGAAATTGTATTATAAAATTGTTTGTTTTGTATATCTATATAACATACTAATTTATCATTTAAAAATATGTTTATTTCTGTGGTTCTATTAATTTCGAAGGATACGAAAATATTATCATTAGAACCCAATAATATTTCAAGACATTGTTTAATATATTCTGCACATAGATTTGGTTTCATATTAACAAAATCACTTATGGTTTTTCCAAATGTTTCTTTTGGATAATAATTAGTAAAAGAATATTCTAATAATTCATAATATGGATTCATATACGAAGAATTATATAATTCTTTTTTTAATCCAGCAAAAGATGGATATGTAATTTTATTTATATTATTCATAACTGTTTTATTTAAATGTTCTTTGTGTTCGTTCTTATCAAGAAGAAGAAAAAAAGGTAGTTCGTTTACTACCTCTTTTAATGAAGATAAACAATAATTACGCATTCTATCACTTACGGTACCAAATAAACCTTTATTGAGCATATCACAAAGCACTTCAATATAAGGAGTAGAAATTATGTCCATACTATTAAATATATATTTATATGTATCAATAAAATAATTACATAACTTTTCTCTAAAAGCAATATCGTTTATATTTAATATAGTAAATAATAACTGTTGAAAACAAAAACCAACGCCTTGTTTATATGTAACAGATTTTTTTATAACTTTGCCAATCATCATGTATTTTTTATTATATAACAATTATATATCACATTTCACATCACAAAAGTATGTGTTATTTTGTATAAGTACAAATATAATATATTAAAAAATGTTAATACAGTAAAAAAACAGGTATTCAATATTTTAAGATAAATAAAATAAAGAATGTATAAATAATGTCTGTTACTGCGAATGAATATTTGTCGGGTATATTAGGTGTATTAAATGAAATTAATATTACTTTATCGAGTAAAAAAGAATCAACATCACAAGATGATAATCTTAAAAAAATGGTAAATCCAACCTCCGATATAAAACCCCATGTAGAAGAGAATAAAAAAAAATCAAACTTGAATGATTATATTCAAGCGATATCTTCATTATCTAAAATCTCAGTAGCAGATATAACAAAAACTATATTATTCGCCAAACCACTTTCATTAGCTGTTGAACACCTAATAAAAACGTTTGATAAAATAAACACAGCATCAAATCCTAAAACCAATAATACGATTGAGATGATTAAAAAATTAACAACATTAGTCACCGAATTAGGAAAAAAAGATATTAATACAAAAGCAGCAATAGATAATATAAAAGATATAGATAAACTTATAGATGATTTAAATATAATAATAAAAAAAATAGATAAAATATCTACACCAACAAAACAAAATGACAAAATAAAAAAACTAACAGATTTTATAATAAGCATAAAAGAACTTATAAAAGAATCTGTTATTTTATCATTGGTTTCTGTTGTAGCTATACCCCTTATATCTATTGGTTTTGTGGGTATATCAATTGTGTTATTGGGTTTATGGGGATTGTCTAAAATGATAAATATATTTAGCAAAAAAATATCAACAGTAACAAAAGTTAAAGCTAGGGGTGATATAGAGCTTCTTATTTCATATACAAAAGACATAATAAAATTGATAGGTTCTGTTATATTATTAAGTTTAATATCAACAGTCGCCTTACCATTTATTGTATTGGGTATTGTATCAATAACATTAACATTATTGGGTTTATTAGGGGTATCCAAAATAATAAATAAGATGAGTAAATCGTTAGACGCGAAGAGTTATACAAGTATAAAAGAAATTACAATATTTTCATTAATGGCTGCGGGTATTGTATTTGCAGCATTCGGAATATATTTATTAATGACAACTATTGGCGGTGGAGTATTGCAATTCATGGGTGGTGTTATGTTAGGTCTTCTTGCTATATCAGTAACTACAATAGCACTCGTTGGATTATCTAAATTAGTTAAACGTGCGGAAAATGCCACAAAACATTCTAAAAAAAGTTTTCTTATATTAGGTTCGTTTATTCTAATGTCAAGCGCGATAATACTTTTATCATATTTAACAGGTTTATTCTTAGGAGATGGTAGATGGCAAACCGCCCTTTTAGGATTTACTGCAATGGGAATAAGTCTAATTGCTTTAGCAGGTATAGCAAAATTAGTGGGTAAAATTAAAATAGAACCAAAATCACTATTAATAATGGCTGGTGTTATTGCATTATTATTGTTAATGACATACACATTTAAACAAATGGCAAATTTAACAAAAAGCGTTCAAGAAATTGCTGGTGGTAGTAATTTGGTAATTGGTTGGCTTCGTATTTTAGAAGGATTTGGGTTTATGTTAGCTATAGTAACAGCTATGGGAGCTTTTGTTATGGGTATAGGATACGCAATAATCCCCGTTGGATTATTTATTGCTGCAGGAGCTGTTGTTATTGCGGGGATATCGGGAATTATGCTTTTAACCACATCAGCAATAGATTCGTTAATGAAATCGACAAAAAATATGGCAATAGAAGATGTGAATAAATCATTATCAATTGCCGATACATTTTTAGATACATCAAAAGAAATTATAACAAAGCTTGGTTCAAGTTTTGGATTTACTGATATAATAAAAGCAAGAATGGCTATAAAAACAATATCGGGTTTAATGGATAGTTTGTCACAGTTTATGGATTTAATATCCAATTTTGCTGCTGGAAATACACAAGGAACAATAAAACCAATAAGAGGATATGATGACAAAGGAAACGCTATGTTTGGTGCGGAAATAGATATAGTAACAGTAGCAACACTTATAGGTAATAGTTTCAGTTTGTTCGCAACTACCGTATTATCAGCATTAGGGAAAATAAATTTGGGAATGTTTATTGGTAGAACAGTGAAAACAATATCCACTTTAATAGACCCTATAGGAAAATTTGCAGAAATAATGACAAAATATCAAACAAATGATGATGGAAAGATACGTGTTATAAGAGTTGATAAAAATGGTAATATAATAAAGGATAAAGATGAAGGGTGGGTTGATATAAAAAAGGTTGCAAATGGTATAGGTGAAGCATTTGTAACATTTGCATCAACAATAATGGAAAAAATAAACACCATCAAAGGTTTATTTAGAAGTCAATCAGCTATAAATGTATTAACAGATATGATGACACCAATAACATCATTTATAGATAATTTAAATAAAATAGGAAACCCCGAAGATATAAAAACAAAAAGTGTGGCAATAAGTTCAATATTAACCAATTTATCAGTTGGTTTAACCGATATAAGTAATGTAAATTTACATAATACGGTAGGAATGACACCAGCAGAAGAAGCAATAGAAACTGCTGTTAATATATCAGGAATGTTAATAGAAATGAAAGGGGATAAAAGCATGGTGGATAAAGCATCATATTTATCATCTTCATTAACATATTTAACAAAACCTCTTAAAAATCTGTCACAAATAAAAACAAGTGATGATGGCATTAATATGATTAAGGATTATGCCGAAATAATGAACAACATACAATTTGGTATAACCGAATATAATAAAACTGTTTATATGCATAATAGCATCAATTTGATAAATAAATCTTTTGATGCTGATAATATGAATAAGTTTAACAAAGAAATTCCTAAATTAACAACAAATGCCGTTAATTATGTTGACAAATTGGGTAATGCAATGAAAAAACAAAGAACAGAAATAGAAAAATATGCAGCAGCATTAGATAAAATTTCAGATGTATATGATAAATTAACAGAAAAAAGACGTGGAGTTAATGAAATAGTTCTTGAATTAAAAACAGGAAACACTGTAGAAAATAATATAAATATGGATTCTAAGCAATTTGCAGATATTTATAAAGATGCTGCACCGATGATAGCTAATGAAATATCAAGAGTTCTTGGTGATATTACATTAAAAATCCCAGCAAACGCAGGAATAAAGGCGGGTGAAATAACAGTAGTTACATCTTAATGTGTATTATAAAGAGGGAAATTAAAAAAGGATGATATTTAAAATATCATCCTTTTTTAATATATTGACATTGTTATTATATCATAACTTCGTCCCAATAATCACATGCCAAGTCAAAACCCGTTACCTTATATATTTGACTCTTTTGCGTATAATCCAAATTAGGTGCTGGTATGGATTTAGTAGGCCATATGTTATATAAAGTCCATTGCCAAAAAGGATGTTGTGCTTTATCATGCATTGTTACAATAGCATAATCAGCTACATAATCTGATTTTATTCCTTGACGACCTGTCAATGGGTCATAAATCATATCAGTCCATTTACGTAAGGCACGTAATGTATACATATTAGGTTTTCCTATTTCACATCCTCTTAGGTTGATTTCAAAATCAAATGTTATATTAAGCACAGTTGATTGTGGTCCACTATCAGCGAATCTACGTTGTGCAAATTTATAATTCTGTGTTGTGCCTGATGCAGGAACTTTATTTGTATCAAGTCCTCCTACCTTAGTTATACCTTCCAGTATAAGATTTGACTCATCATTAGTTAATCCCAATTTATTAGGAAATTTTAATTGTACGGTAAACAGGTTTTGATATATAGGTTCGTACAATTCCATTGCTGCCCTACTCGTCTTAAAATGTGGCAATCCCATTAAACCCTGTGATGTGGTTGGTGTTATCATAATTATTTATAATTTATTTTTAGTTTTATTAATGGATAGGGGGGTATCTCCACCCCTATCCATATTGTTAATTTATTATTCTGCAAGTTTATTTACTGTTATTCTGGCAATAATCTTCTCCATATTCTTAGTTACCCAAACTCCTATATCAATTATAGCAAATGAACGGTCTATTACTTCATTAGTATTATTATTCTCATCCATAGCTATTTCGTAGTTGTAAAGAGCACCAGCATCTTTCATACCTTTCAGTATAGGATTGATACGTTGAACAACTTCTGCGCGTGTTTGAGCGTTATTATAACGGAATACATAATTTTGAAGAACAGCATTACATTCAATTTCTACTGTATTAAGAATTTCACGTACATGTAAATAATTAAAATCGCTCAATACATCTTGATAACAAGTTCTATCACCATATATCATTACTCGTCCATTACGAGAGATGATTGGATTGATACCAAATGGTTCAAGATATCCTCTATCTGTATCATCATATGCATATTCAACACCAACAATGCTGCCATTATTTAATACACCATTTGTATTTGCTACGGTAATATATGGGTCTGCGCCATTATATTTAGCAAGATAAGCAACACATACATCAGCAGCAGGTGGAACAAGAATTGTTCTATTACCAACATTATATTTTAAGAATGGTGAGAATGCACCACCGTATTTAGAACCATTATCCTCATTAACAAGTGAAAATATAATATTACGTATTGCATCTTCATTACCACCTGTCGGTATATACTTAGCATTAAATGTTGCGTAAGTATCGTGAATATCATAGTATGACGCATATTTAGTTGTACTAAATTCTGTAACAGAAGGCGCATTAACAAAGTATGTACATCTTTCTTTATCCTTAGCAAGATTTGTAATGTACCTTTTAGAACCAAGCATAGTACCTAATCCATGAGCCATAGTATCAACTATATAACGGAAATCAATGACATCTCTATTTTTAAGTCCTCTATTTATACCCTCATCATTAAGCATTGAATAAATCTTTGCAATAGGTGCATCCTCACCATAATAGGTATATTCGCCATCAGTAAATGATGTAGTATTAAATAATGATTTAGTCTTATCACTTATATTTAATCCCTTCATTACAATAGGACTAAGAGTTGTATACGAAGATACAATACTCGGAACTATTTTAAACGATGATGATAAGGGTTCTACTTCTCCTAACCAATCAGCTACATTATTAGTGAATGTAACCTTTACTTTTGTTATAAGATTACCATTTTCTGTTACACTCATTTTTTGACGTTTAACTACGCGTATTAATGGTTCATCACCAGTTAATTTACCAATCATGGTACCAACAGAAAGAGCATTACAAGCAACACCATTAACAGCAGTGCCCTTGAAAACAATTTCATTTTCTTGAATTGTAATGTTGCCAATAGATGCATCTTCATATAAATCACAAGTATCTACATTAGAATCACAATCATATGACATAAATGTAATTTTATCATTAGAATGAAGTGTATGTCCTATTAAATCTATATCACCAAATTCAGCAGATTCAAGTAAATCATCAGATATACCCATCAAAAGACCTGTCTTAGTTGTAAAATTATTAACGATAGGAACAATTGATTGTAAGACACCAGTTTTATCATAGAAATTAGGTAAAATACATCCTGTATAATTACCAATTACATTTACACCCTCTGTTTTTAAGAATTTTGAAAATTTCTCTTTTTTCAAAATAGCTTTTGTTGTATCAGTAGTAAAGAAAGAACCCCAAAATAAATCTGTTGCCAAATTTTTATTTGACCAGTCACCCTCTACACATACAACTTGTATAAAATAATCAGACATATAATCATTATCTGACATCCATGCATATGGTTTTTGTGCACCTATACTCTTATACCAATCAGCAACAGATACATTAAAACCAGTTATATCTTCTGCTTTTCTAACAAATAATGTATAATCTGTTGTACCCACATTACCAAAATTAATAGCAGAATCTACACATTCTCTATTTAAATAATCAACGCTCGGTTTCCAAAAACGACTTTTATCATATAAATCCATATACTTGGTACTGGAATCAACATTCATACTATTTGTAGGTTTAGAACCTAATTTACACACAGATGTTTTATCATTTTCATCTACAGGTAACAAATTCAATGCGAATACAGAACTCGTTTTTACAAGTGTTTGTAAATTTCTATTAAAAAATACACCCTTCCTTTCCAATTTTGTGTCTATATCACCATACACTTCTTTGATATCTTCGGTATTATTAATAAAAACAGGAGCATTAAAAGGTCCTTTTTTACTAAAACCTACAACTAACACAGATGATGCTGTATTTATATTTTCTATAATAGAATTATCTATTTCAAGAAAATAAACACCAGATGCCTTGTAGTCGTTAAAATTAATATTAATCTTTGACATGTTTTAAATGTTTATTTTTTATCATAGGAATCCAACATGAACTCCTCTTTATTTTATTTATCTATTTTTTAAATATTAAAAATGATAGTTTATTTAAAAACAAAAGTGCATCTTAAAAATATTAAGATGCACTTTTATCATTTAGGAAATTCATAATTTGTTATTTATCTTCACCTTTTTCTTCTTCATCTTCTTCGTCTCCAAAGATATTATCAAATTCTGACATATCGAATTCATCTTCTTCATCTTCTTTATCTTCGTCATCGGTTTCTTCGTTACCATCTTTATCATCCTCTTCATCTTCGATAGAACCACCAAGCTCTTCCTCTAAATCAATTCCTTTATTATCAAGAAATTTTCTAAGAGCATCAATTGAATTGGCATCTACTTTTATAGTAACGTTTTCATCTGTATCTTCAGAATCAAGAATCTCTATATCATCTTCTTCAACACCATAATCAATCATATCCTCTTTACATTTATCAACAGCATCTTTATCGACAACTATTTTAAGAGCTGTTACATTAACTGTTTCTTCTTCATCATCTTCGGTGTCTTTATCTTTTTTAGAATCTTTATCATCATCTTCGGTGTCTTTATCATCTTCATCATCTGATTCAAAAACTCTTCCATATACACTAAAACGAGAAGTAACAGATTCGTTAGCTTTTTCTTTACGTAATAATATAACCCGTTTAATAGCATATAAAACCTTTTTTAGTTTAATTAATTCAGCAAGAGTATCTAAACATTCAGCACATTGTGCCTTATCACATTTATTCTTTATATAATCTTTTGTTACTTTTTCCTCAATAACTTCAGGTTTAATATACTTAGAAATTCCACTAAGTTTTCCTGATAATTCAGAAATCAATGTTTTTATATCATTTTTAACAACAGATAATGTTTCTTTAATCGTACTATCATTTAATGTGTTAATTGTCTTGCCGTCATATCTGATGTTACCTTCTTTAAATGATGGTATTTTATTTGTTTCTTTATATTCACGAACACCTTCTTGTTTCATTTCATTAATTAAATCGTCTGTTTTAACATACACAAATCCTTCATCCATAAAATCATTTTTTCTCATCTTTTTAACTTCATAATTTCTTTTATTATACTTATTATTATAAAAATACTCTTCATCTTCATAATCCGATTCATATTCAATAAACCAGTCAGGTTTAATTCTTATTTCGCAAGAATCAAATATACCAGTCATATCTTCAACATTAAAAATATCCCATTTGGAAATATCACCATCAAATTCTGAATTAGCAAACATATAACGCATATTAATTACGTCAGAAACATCCCATTGGGAGATATCACCATTAAAATCAGAACCATAAAACAAATAAGACATGTCTTTTATAAGTGAAGTATCTATAAAATTTAAATCACATTCAGCACCTTCCTCTTTAATTGTTTTCTCAATTAAGATTTGTAATTCATTTTTTGTTTTGGGTTGAAATCTTCTGTCTGTTTTATGTATATATGTTCCTACAGGAGACTTTATATTGTCCACATC